CAACTCATTTTGTGGATATATGTAAAAAACTCAATAGTAACCCGGTAATTGAGAACTGTAACATGTTGGCAAACAAAGACGGGAATAAATTGAAGTATACTTATAAACTTACACCTGGTATATCCATTATGAAAGGAGGTGTAAATATTCTTGCGGATATGGACTATCCAGATGAGATCATTCAACGCGCTTCGACAGTGGATTTCTTTGTGTAAGTATTCGTTATTTTTATAGTATATTTAATAAACAAGTATATCAAGAATGTCTTTTCTAACTACTTTTATAAATCCATCGTTTTTATTGTGTTTAGGCATAATAATCCTTGTCGGTGGTCTGTTATATATTCAGACTGAATCGAAGGCGAGAGAACAGAATCATAAAATATCGTCCATGTTAAGTCTTGTCTCGTCACTGGCAGATGAAGTGAACTCGATCAAACACGTTTTACAAGTCAGATCAAGTAATCGTCTGATCGATGTTTCGGATGACGAGCCTGATGACGAGCCCGAATATGATTCTGATGAGTCAGAGTCCGATGATGAGTCTGACGATGAGTCCGATGATGAGTCTGATGATGACTCCGATGACGAGTCCGATGATGAAAACATTGAAATTGAAGTTGAAGAGGTACCAGAATGTATTTTAGATACGATCAACTCAACTATAAAGGTATTGAAACTTGATATCGGAACAGTATTAAACAATACGGATGATGAATGCAATTCTAGTTCGTCTGATGACCTTGATGATTTAGAATCAGAGATCTCATTTCATGAAGAACCTCAAGACATAGAGTCAGAAAAAATTTCGACTTATGACTTGAAAACTATTCAACTCGCGGATTTACAAGATGATACGAAGGTGGTTGTTGATTATAAGAAAATGTCGGTTCAAATGCTTAGATCTGTTATAAAAGAGAAGGGGCTTGCCGAGAATCCGTCAAAATTAAAGAAACATGAATTACTTAATTTGCTAGGGTTTTAATTTATTGCTGTATATTAAATGAGCTGCTACAGTGGATCCAATAATATTCATTTTAACTCCCCGCCATTAATGTCTGATGGCAGAAATTTCTCGTCGTGGCAACCCGAGGCCGTAGTCAATCAGCGAATACAAGCGGCCGAGAAGATCAATTCAAACTGGAATTACCGTCAATATTTGCAACAAAACGCGAAACAAATCATGAAATATAACTCGATGGAGTCGTGCTATGAGCTTGGATTAGATGTGCATGCGACCACCGACAAAACTCCGTCTAGAAATGTCCCGTATTTATTCAACTCGTTTTCGAAGCCAGTCTCCGTAAACAATACAAGTGATTTAAAATCACATTATTTGTCGAGAGAGCAACTCAACGCCAGAATGATTTCACCATCGATTCAGTTGTCCAAAAAGTGAACGATTTTATAGATTTGTCGAAAAACCTGTATAATACTAATTTCTGAATAGTATTATAGAACGAATGAAAATTTTAAGTATAGATGTAGGAATCAAAAATCTAGCATTTTGTCTTTTTGATAAAGCGTGTGATTCTGACGTCTTTACCATAACTAAATGGGACAGTGTCAATATTTGCGAAGCAACGGATGTTGCCAATTGTGGATTTGTGGATAAAACGGGAGCGTGTAGTGCAATTGCAAAATACAGGAAGAATGATATGTGTTTCTGTTTGAAACATTCGAAGAAACAAAAATACGATATACCCGTCGCAGAATTGAAACCGTCAAACGTGAAAAAACTGAAAATCCAAAAATTATGTGAACTTGCTGACAAGTATAACGTCGTTTATGACAAACCAATTAAAAAGGATGTTCTTGTTTCTCTCGTGAATGATCATGTTCATAAGAATTGTTTCCAGGAAATTCTAGTTGCGAATGCATCGAAGATCGATCTGATCAACGTCGGGCGAAATATTAAACATAAATTCGACGCTTTATTTGATAGCGAAATGATCATTGATTATGTTGTCATTGAGAACCAAATCAGCCCCATTGCGATTCGAATGAAGACGATACAGGGGATGTTGGCCCAATATTTTATAATGTGTAATGTAGCGGTAGACAAAATCGAATTCGTGTCCGCAGCAAATAAGCTCGGAGATTGCCCCGACGAAGAAAAATCGACTTACAAGGATCGAAAACGGCTGGGGATTAAACGGTGTATTGAAATAATGACAACTGATAATCGTTTCGGAAACAAACTCGAATACTTTGATACACACAAGAAAAAGGATGATTTGGCAGATGCATTTTTACAAGGAGTTTGGTTTATCAAATCCACTTTTTTAAAAAAAGTGGAGCAAAAAGCGTAGCGACTGAAAAAGCGTAGAGGATGAAAAGCGTAGCGACTGAAAAGCGTAGCGACTTAAACGAAGTAAAAAAAAGCGTAGTGGGCGAAACAAGGAAAGGTTGATCCCAATCCCTAACATGGTTTTCTCCACTTTTCATCACTTCGTGGAAAATTATATTCGTATTATTTGAGATTAAAGGATCTACTATAATACATACTATGGACGACAAGATCGAAATTTCAGAAATTAATCTCGACAATGATTTAGGAAGTTGGGATAACAAAAAACTTAAAATTACGAATTTTGGTGGCGGAATTGAATTATTGATGAATGATAAAGTCAAAGACCGTCCGTCAAGTGATATTGAGCTTGACGATCTAAATAATTTAGAGAGCGAACTCAATAATCTAGTTGAAGATATTCCCAACACGTATAAACCCAAGTCGGATTTATTTGGCGATAAACCATCCGTATCATTTAGCGATGGTCCGTCAATTGGTCGTTCTACTGCAGCAGATTCCGCAGGCGATACCAAGACATGGGACGGTTACGGAAAGTTCAATAATATTCCGATAAACATTGATTCGCCAAGTTCTTCGCAAACGTCTAAAGAGGATTTACTAAAGGAGAAGTTCAAGATCCTACGCAAGTTAGAAGCACTTGAAAAGAAGGGCGTCGAGCTCACGAAAAAGTATACTATGGAATCATCGCTGACGGAGATGCAGGGCGAATATGAGACTATTATGGATGAGAAGGCAAAGCAAAACTCCGTCAAGTTCCAGGGAAATATGTTGATGGCGGCGATCAATGGCATTGAGTTTTTGAACGGAAAATTTGATCCGTTCGATATTAAGCTGGATGGATGGAACGAGCAGATTAACGAAAATATCTCGGACTATGACGAAATCTTTGGTGAACTCCATGAGAAATATAAATCAAAGGCTTCGATGGCGCCCGAGCTCAAGCTCCTTTTCCAGCTTGGAGGTAGTGCGATGATGGTGCATATGACGAACACAATGTTCAAGAGTGCGATGCCAGGTATGGACGATATTCTGCGTCAGAATCCAGATTTGATGAGATCGTTCCAGACCGCGGCGGTGAATTCTATGTCCCAGACAAATCCGGGATTCTCGGGGTTCATGAACAATATGATGAACAATGAGCCGCAGGTCAACGACAGCCTTCGGCAAGTCCCGCAGGGAAGAGGGCCGCCTCCTCCGATGGCGACACAGACGATGCCGGCGCCAATGGGACGTCCTGGAAACAATAACTCGATGGGTCGCAGCAATTTTGTAGATGATGGTATAAGCATGAGAGAAAGCGAAAAGTCGCGTCGTAATGAAATGAAAGGTCCGAGTGATATTTCCGATATCATTTCTGGATTAAAGACGAAGACGATAAATATTCAGGATAAACAACAACAATTCGAAACTGGCAGCACGATCAGTATTGAAGATTTGAAGGAGATGCAGGGCGGCGGCAACATGCCGAAGAAGAGTGGTCGTCGAAAGAAGTCGGAGAGCAATACTGTCAGCTTGGATATCTAAATCAACCTTTCGTAAGCTTCGCTGAATAAAGGTTGAGCCCAAAAGTCCACTTTTTCATGAAGTTTCGGTGAAACAATGAAAAAGTGTAGCAACTGAAAGCGTAGCGACTGAAATCAACCGTTCCATTAAGTTTCAATGAAAAGTGTAAAATAATTATAACAATGTAAAAAGTCATAATTATTTAATTTTCTGTTTGTATAATTTCCATAAAATAAACATATCATAAAATACAAAGAATATACTCATATCATACAATGTTTTCATGTATAAATAATGGTTATGTGTTAACGTATACTTCCAATATGGATACATTATTGTTGGATTATAATAATACCAAAACCATAACGTCAATGGCGTTCTAATATAAAATACACAAAAAAATCTATACATTTTTAATAGTTTTGGATTGTTTCTCCAAATATAATTCATTAACGAAATACATTCTAAAATCATAAAATTACTCATTTGTAGTGTATTATTGTTTATAGAACTCGCTGTAAAAACTAACGACATTGTATGATGTATCAGCAAATCTGTTCTAAATAATATAGGGTTGCGAAACATTGATATCGTATCCCAACATAGATAAAACAAAAATAATAATCCATTTTGATAATATGGAGTAAAAAAACTGTTATTTATAGGG